ATTCTTCCACCTTGTCAACAACATCAGCACCCATATCATTCTTACGTTTCTTAACGTTCTTGATCTTTCTAATCTTCTTTGGGTCAATATAACGTAGTTCTACAATACCATCTTTAACGTTATTCTGATCGATCAAGATCTGGAAATACATCCTTCCGTCAATATACCAATTGCGAAACAACTCATGCCCACGATCTTCGAAACGTAATGTACGAAGAATCGATCCAAATTCTTCTCGAACCCTTTTTTTGACGTTGTCGGATACCTTTACGTCATCAAGTACAACCTCAAGTGATCTTTGTTCTTCATCAGCAACAATTGCTTCGTTGACGATGTCTTCAATAGCCATGTCACAGTCTGAATACTGAGCAACCTCACGATAACGACGAAGGAGGTCAAGTTCATTCTTGATGATTCCTTCAACGTCAAGTACCATACCGTAGTAACCACCAGCATTTACGCCAGTAGTTACTACAGTAGAGCCGTCCGGTTGAGAAGGAGAAACAATGCTAGGCGGTGTTTCTTTATCCTTATTTCTCTGTATATCAAATCCAAATATCTGCATAATGTATCCCTTTACTTACTATCTGATTAAACTGGGAATGTACCGACCGGAGTATCGACCGAAACGTTCACACCAAATCCGCTAGATGAACCAGTATCAGAAGTGAAGTAGTTGTATGTAAATTCGACATCGAACATCTCAATAGCATTTTGCTGTTCGTAGTCTAGAGAAATCGCAGAAATACTAGTTGGGTACGCATCAAAGAACTTGTAAGTCTTGATGGTAGCACCATTTCTGTCGAGTTGCTCAACGGTTAAGTCGACCTGATAATCAGTTGGATTTGTACGTCCATCAGTAGTGTCATAATTCTGTACGCCAGACTGCCACTGCTCAAGTGCGTTACGAATACCAAATGATACATCGTTGTAAATTGATACGGTCCACGGTTGGAAAATTCTTTCGCCAGCGAAGTTCACTGGGCGACCACGATAGAGAACGGGAATGTTCTCTACCGTAGATCCAGGCAGCTGAGCCGCCTTGATTAAGAACTGACCACGAGCACCTGCAACAATCCCTAACGTAGTGTAGTTAGGGAATGTTAGGTTCACACGGAACTGGTTAGGGCGTGCACCACCACCCAGCATCTGTGCTTTAAAGTCAGCAATATTTGCCATTTCTTATCTCCTTAATGTCCTATACCTTATTTATTACCGTTTTATGCGCCGATTTCGCTGAAGTTAATACCAGAGCGAGCCGCCACAAAGTTCAGTGTAATATAGTTAATAGAACGAGTAGGTTTAATGAAGATATCAGCAACAAATTCGTTGCGATCAATTACTTCACCAGTGTTGTTGGATTCATCACACTTAACGACGAATTCAGTGATACCACGTCGACCTTGAACATCGCGTAGGAACGGTTCAACCAAGTTCTTAAACTGAGCACGAGTGAAAGAGTCGTTAAACTCAAACAACTGGAACTTAGAAGCAGTTGAGATTGCTTTTTCAAGAACGATAAACAGACGACGAACGTTGATACGGTCAAACGCTGATGGTTTAGAAATTAGAGTCTTATCACCAAACAGAACCACACCCTCTCCAGGGAACGATACTACAGGGTTTACGCCATTTTTGTAAAGCGCGTCACGTTGTGTCTTATTAGGGTTAACGCCTAAACGGACAACACTCTTAATTTGACCACGAGAAAGACCAGCAGGTGAGAACCATGCATCATTAGTGTAGTCAGTACGAGCAGCAAGACCAGCGATGTCAGCGTTCAATGGTACCCAGCGGTACTTGTCATTGTAGCGATCATATTGGTATTTAACACCAGAATCCATAACACCATATGAGCTAGAAGGTAGCGCATTGCGGTATGCATTGATTGCTGTAACTTGACTAGAAGTATTACCAATGATAACTTCGCCAGTAGAAGTATCTTCTGGAGAAACAAAAGCAACACAATCAAGACGATCTTCAGCAATGTTTTGGATCAAGTGAGAAGCAACAGTAGCTGATGCTTTACCAGCAACGATCAAACTAACATCGTACTGTTCAGCGTTAGCCATTAGATCAAACGCAGCAGTCTTTTCACCATCAGTCAGTGAGTAGTCATCAGTACCACCAGATAGCGACCAAGATAACTCACCACCATCAGAAGCAGTAGAAAGATCTTTGAAGCCATTTCCTGCTGCAGCAGATCCCCAACCAACACCTGAAGAACCAGATCCAGCAACAGTAGTCTCAACGTCATCCGGATGATCCATCCAGTAAACGTATTCTGAGCGATTGTTAATTACGTCTTTGTAGTAGTTGTTAGTACCGTCAGATTTCTTAGCATCAGATGCTTTAGAAACAAACCCAAATTTTTCTAGGATAGCACCTTCAGTTCCAGTGAATGCGCCGTCTTCGTCGATAACGATAACATGAAGTTCATCGTTTGAACCAGAAAGAGCAGCAGCGTATGTAGAAGTTGATGGAGCGCCATCAAATTCAGATTCATAAAGCCATCCAGAGAAGGTCTGTGAATCAGCGATAGAAACTTTCAATGAGTTACCCATAGATCCAGGATAACGCGCTGCAAACTCACCTACAAGACCAGCGCCAGATGCATAGTTAGTGATGTATTCTTCACCATTTTTAATCTTCAGCCCAACAGCAGAAATAGATGCTGTAGCCTGTGCAGTAGTACCACTCGGTGGATCCGCAACTGTGATGGTTGGAACAGATGTGTAACCAGAACCAGCGGTAGTGACATTAATTTCTAAAATAACAGAAACGCCTATAGTAACCGCACCAAGAGTTGCCTCTACTGTGCCTGCGTCTGTACCACCACTCAGTGTAACAGTTGGAGTTGCTTTATATAAAGATCCACCATCGTCGATAGTAATACTATCAATCGAACCGTCAGAGTCTATGGTACAAGATGCAGTAGCACCAGTACCAGTGTCACCGGTAGCAGTGGTGATAGTAATTGTTGGTGCTGAGATATAACCAGTACCAGCAGATGAGATTGCAATGGCAGTAATTTCGCCACCAGAAAGTACTGCTTCAGCGATGGTTTGTACACCACCAGCTTCATCTGGAGCAGAAACAGTTACTGCTGGTGCAGATGATGTTGAAACATAACCAGTACCCACATTATCTAAAGAAATCGAAGTAACGCCGCT